TTATGGCATAGACGCGCCTGTTTCACGTGAAACAATTTCAGAAACGGTAGGTGGGGTGTCAGTCACCTACAAAACTAGCTCTGCAAGTAGAACGCTTTTACCAGCGGCGACAAATGCCCTGCGTAAACTCACACTAAACCCGTTAAGAACGCAGAGGGTTTAATGGCGATCAATTACACTGCACTGCAAACCACCGCAACCAATCTGATTACAGACTTTGGTCAGGCGGTTACGTTTTATAAAACCTCAAGGGGCAGCTACAGTCCTGGTTCAGGTTTTGCATCGCACAGCAGCGCAGGTTATGCGACAAAGGTAGTGTTACTCGATCAGCCTAAAGCAGAGGCAACTGATACACAGATTCAAGAAAAGCGCACACAGGCGATTATGTCGTCATCTACTGCGCCTGAAATTGGTGATACCGCGACAATTAATACTGAAGAGTATCGAATTGCAGAGGTAGAGCCAATACAACCAGCGTCAACGGTGGTCGCTTATGAGCTTCTCCTCGCAAGTTAAAAAAGGCGCTGAGCAATACATGGTTGATGCCATGAAAATTGTAAAGGGTGAGTTTAATAGGATTGGTAGTAATATAATTAGGGATACTGCTGTTGATACTGGGAAATTAAGAAATAACTGGTCAGCGTCATTTGTTGCCCCAGCTCAAGGTGTAAACAGAGATTCCGATGGTTATGCGGGTACAGGCGGCGGCAAAGATAGCAAAGAAAGCCTGAAGTCTGTTGTTGACAAAATAGACAAAGAAAAAGTTGGAAAAAATATTAATTTTACTAATTGCCTTTCTTACGCAGAAAAGATCGAAAATGGCGGGTTTGATTCTGCACCCGAAGGCTTTTTAGCTAAAAATGTATTCCCTTCAAAGGAAGTTTTTAAATGAGTGGGACAGTAGACTACGGCTTAATTACTGATCAGGTAAACGATGGGGTCTACTCTACTGGTGATATTCCATCGAGAACTGACAGAGTATTTCGAGACATTAGAATATGCTTTGAGAGCAGAATGAGTGGTTTGAGTACCGACCTGCCAAACATTGTATATGAAAACACCGATGTCGATACGGCAGATTTCGATAAAGGTGAGGCTGGCATAGCGTGGATTCGCGGTACTTTGCTTCCGGCAGAGACAACCGAAGCAACATTAGGGTCTGGCGGTACTGACTTGCATCGGGGTATATTTAGGATAGACTATTTTAATGAAAGTGGTGTTGGCGGGTTTGAAACAGACATGGATATTATCGCTAATGCTTTTGTTCGCGGTGATACACTTACCGCTGGAACGACTGAAGTAAGAATTAAGAACGTATCACTTGGCGTGGGGCGGCGAGATGGTGCATTTTTTGTTAGAAGCATAGATGTAAATTATTTCGCCTACACAGCGGCTAGGAGTTAATTATGGCAATAGCAACAGGTTTTGAAACCAAGCTCACCATCTCAGGTGAAGAGTCTAGTTTCGGTAACGCAGAAACAGGTGGTTTCTTTGAGGTCGGGCAAAAAAGCAGTTCGCTTTCTTTGGCGTTTGAAAATATCAACGTAGAAAGAATCCGAGGCGACCGTAACGCAGAGAATATATTAAAGGGTACTGAGTTAGTTAGCGGTGACATCACTGTTGATCTTGCGCCTGATGACATTCACAATATTATGATTGTTTCTGTACTTTGTGACGCTGATGATGCAGATGAAAGCGGCACTGGCAGCACTTACATTCCTGAAAGCACTCAAAGATCATACAACATTGTTCATCAGTTGGATGGCACTATTGATGGCTCAGGAGAGTATCAAGTGTTCAGAGGCTGCCAGTTTAACAGTATGTCGTTAACAGTGGGTGCGACAGGAACGATTGAGACTACGTTTTCTGTTCTTGGTCAGACGATGGTTCAGGCTACCGCACATCCTGGCTCTGGCGTTACGGATGCTACAGCAAGCGAGCGCATTCCCTTTACTTCAGACGATGCAACAGTGAGCTTTAATTCTGCTGATAATGGCTTTGTTACAGATTTCTCGCTAACAATCGACAACGGTATGTCGGCTATTTATACAGTAGGCGACAACAAGCCCATCGAGGGTCATCTTGGTAAGTCTACTGTAACTGGTTCGATGACCGTCCTTTTCGATTCAGATGCTGAGTATGCGCGCTTTGTAGATCGAAGCGAAACCGCAATCAACTTGACTATCGGCTCTGGCGCAACAGGTGTTAAATTTGAGATGCCACGTTGTGTGTTGACCAGTGGCACTACTGAGGCTGCAAGCGATGGCGCGGTAACAGCAGCGTTTGAATTTACGGCGCTTTTCGACGACTCGGCAACACACGCTATACGTTTTGACAACCACTTGTAATAAAAACACGAACTGCCCCTCTGGGAGGGGCTTAACGAATCCTTGGGGGATTTATGAAAGTAGCAGAACTTTATACAACTGATTTACACGAAGATGGTGCAGAAGTAGAAATAATTGATGGCGCTGGTGAAAAAACAGGGCTTTTCATAAAAGTCATGGGTTTGGATTCTGAGGTATTCAGAAATCACTCTAAAAAGCAGCAGCGAGCCTACATTGATGCACTTCGTAAGGAAGAAGAATTTGATGATGAGGCGCTGCTTGTTGAGGGGCTTGTTTCTGTCACAATAGGGTGGCGCGGCACTAACGAAAAGTTTACAAAAGAGTTGTGTGAAGAGCTGTACATCAAAGCTCCGTATGTACGAGATCAGGTTGAAAAGTTTATGGCTGATCGGGCAAATTTTATTCCCGCCAAACCGAAAAAATAATCGAGTTTGGCAAGTGGATTTTTCATGCTAACGGTCGCATGAAGGGGAGTAAATCTACTAGGCTTGAGCAATGGAAAGCGGTAGAGCGTAGAACGGGACGAAAGCCAACACAGTTAAGAAGTCAGCCTATCTTAGATACATACCTGATGCCAACATGGGACGCATATACCATGATAGTGTCAGGTACGGAGAGTATATCGCTTCAGGATATTCTTGCATATTGTAAGTTATTCGGAGAACGGCTAGATAGGTGGCAAATTGAGGCCATTCTAACTTTAGACCAAGAAAGGCAAAAAGAATGGCAGACACAATTGCAAGATTAATATTCCAAGCTGACACCAAGGGTCTTGAAGAGGCTGACAAACAGCTTGCAAATATAGCAAAGAACGCTAAGGTTGCAGAAAAAGCAGCGACAAAGCAAAGCAGGGCAACCAGAAAGCAGTCTGCTGAAGAAAAGAAAGCAGCGGCAATACGGCGAGCTGAAATCAAGGCGTATGCCGAGGATATAAAAAGAACAAAAAAAGCCGAGCGTGATGCAGCTTTAGAAAAAATAAAAGCCGATAAGCAAAAAGCAAAATCCGTCCAGAAAGTAACAGAGGCAGAAAAGCAGGCTGCTAAAAAGCAAGAAGCTATCCGAAAAGCTGAAATCAACGCTTACATTGAAGATGTAAAGCGTAAAGAGGCTGCTGATGCAAAAGCGGCAAAGCAGAGGGCGGCAGAGGCAAAGAAAAGAGAAAAAGAAGCAGAGCGTCAAAGAAAACTGCTGGAAAAACAACAAAAAGAAGCAGGAAAAACTAAAACCGCCAATGATAAGCTTGCCGAGAGCTTTAGGAATGCCGGTAATGCTACGGCCACTTTGCTTGGCCCACTTAACCCCTTGTCAGGTCGATTATCCTTTATAGCTACCGGCTTAAAAAATGTTGGCGTACAGGGCGTTGCTGCTGGCTTTGCGTTTACAAAGCTGTCACGAGATGTGCTACAAGGCATATCAGCGTTTGCTCAGTATGAGACTGAGATATTTAGAATTGATGCTTTGCTTGAAGCAACAGGAAGGAGTGCTGCGCTTACATCTGAGCGAATAGATACATTTGCAGTTAGCCTTGCAAGAAGCACTCTTACTTCAGCAACAGAAGTGAGGGCGGCATCAGCTCAGCTTTTGACGTTCCAATCAATTCAGGGTCAGGCTTTTCTTGAGGCTTTAAGGCAGGCTCAAAATATAAGCTCTGTTACAGGGCGCTCGCTTCAACAAACCGTTACTAATTTAGGCCGACTTCTTGAAAAGCCAACTGAAAACTTTAATGCGTTGACTCGTGCAGGTATCAGATTTAACGCAGAAGAAAAAGATATTATCAAAAGTCTAACTATTGCTAACAAAGAGACTTTGGCTCAAGATTTTATTCTTAAGAAGCTAGGAAAAACTTTTGGCGATGTTGCTGAGCGCCAAGGTAAAGGGCTTGCCGGTACGCTAGATACCATTGGTGTTGAATTTCAACAGCTATCAGAAAATATAGGCGAGCTGGCTCTTAAATTTGCTCCAATAAAAT